ATGTTCTCCAGTATTGCTAGCAGCCCCATAGTCTCCAGTATTGCTAGCAGCCCCTCGGTTGCCAGTATTGCTAGCAGCCCCTCGGTTGCCAGTATTGCTAGCAGCCCCTTGGTAGCCAGTATTGCTAGCAGCCTCAGTAGGTGGATTGCATCGACTTACGGTGTACTCAATAGCTGCATTAATAATTCCCGGTAGATCGAGAGATGACTCGATACTAATTTTTGAACTAGCTACCTTAGAGTCACTTCCTTTTCGCGAAATGCTTCCAGACTGTTCAACTACAGCAAATACACTTATCGTTGGTGGATAATACGTAAAAACGTCCAGTGGGTATTCACATGCATGAAACCCAGATTCGCAAGCAATTGGTTCTCCATCATGCGTATATGTCTTTCCAATTTCATATTGGAAGTCACGACATTTCATGTCTTTATCAAATCCTTTGTATGAGATGATTTTATCGGCGTTTTCTTGTTTAGTCATAGTACATTTCCTTAGTTTGTTGCGATTGGGTGAATTGTGAACCTAAATCTTCAACCTGTCAACAAGTAAATAATAACCATACAGTCCACTAGGGTATTACCATGATTTCCAAAGAACTTCTTGACACAGCCTTCCATATCAATTCGCCAGAACTGCTTGCCCAATACCTACAAGCGACTTGCGATGCGTATGGTATCACATCCAAAGAAGAAATTTGCGCATTCTTGGCACAGACCGCGCACGAATCCAATAACTTCACGGCGATGTCAGAAAACTTGAACTATTCCGATGTTGGTCTGCTAAAGACCTTCCCAAAATACTTTTCCAAGGAAAGTGCCAAACAATATGCTAGGAAACCTTCTGATATTGCCAGCCGTGTTTATGCGAATCGTATGGGCAATGGTGACGAATCCACTGGGGATGGGTTTGAATTCCGTGGTGCAGGATTCATGCAAATCACCGGCAAGACCACATTCGACGCATATTCCGAAGACAAACAAATGACGGTGGAAGACGTTTCCAACTATGCCAGAACCCTTGAAGGCGCTTGTGACAGTGCGGGGTGGTATTGGTGGAAGCAAAACTTGAACCGATATGTAGATGATTTTGAAACCCTTTCTAGGAAAATCAATGGTGGAACGAATGGTCTTGAAGACCGCATCGACAAATACCATTCAATTCTTTCCGTGTACCCCGAGTAAATAAGTGGCGAGAAACCAAAAGGATACTAAATGTCTGGACTGAAAACATTCCCACAAGCACCTTACCACGATGACTTTGACGCAGCCAAAGACTATCTGCGCGTTCTTTTCCGCCCCGGCTATGCTGTCCAGACCCGTGAGGTAAACCAGCTTCAAACCATTCTGCAAAACCAGATTGGTCGCATGGGGGATCACTTCTTTGAAAATGGTGCAAGAATCATCCGTGGCGAAGCAAGCGTAAACAACAAGTTTGATTACATCAAGGTTGGCGCTGGTCTTGCTAGGGTTGCATCGGCTTATGTTGGTACTACCATCACCGGCACTTCTGGCATTACGGCCAAGGTAATGTATGCCGTAGATGCAGTCGGTTCCGACCCAGACACTTTGTACATCCAATACACATCTGGTTCTGGCACTTCCGTAAACAAATTTGCTACAAATGAAACCATTTTGGTTACGCACCTTGACAGCACTTCGGAAGCCATCATTGCCACGGAAATCGGCGTAGGAACCATCGTATCTTTGGATACTGGTATCTACTACCTTTCCAATGAATTTGTGGCAATTCCTGCAAGCTACTACATTCTGTCCAAGTATTCTTCCGTGACAACTGGAGATTATTCACTTGGCTTCGTTGTGAGTCATGACATTGTGACTGCCGATGGCGACGCAACCCTATTTGACAATGCTGCTGGCACGACCAATTTCAGCGCACCCGGCGCACACCGATACAAGATTTCTACCACATTCGGCACAAAGCCTATCGGTACGTCTGTCAGCAGCTATGTTGAAATCGTCCGCGTTGTTGATGGTTCTATTGCCACCAAGGTTCGTGTAGATGACTACACAGTTTTCCAAGACATTTTGGCAACAAGAACTTTTGATGAATCTGGTGATTATGTCACCGATGAATTCTTGCTTGATGTCCGTGAGCATTTGCGCACATCTACCAATCGGGGTCAGTATTCTTTGGCCGATGGTGGTGACGAATCGAAATTGGTATATGCACTTGACCCCGGCAAGGCGTATGTCCGTGGCTACCCAATCGAGACTTCCTACAACACCTATTTGACCACAGACAAGGCGCGTACAACTAAGTCGCACAGCAATGTGGTTATCAGCTTCCCGTACAATTCTGCGTTTCGTGTTTCCACTACGGCTGCGTTTGATTTTGGCGTAGTCACCACATTGAAGGTTGGTTCTATCACCATCGGTACATCCACGGTGCGCGATGTTAGATTCGTCTCTACCGGTGTGGTTGACGTTGACATGATTAACATTGTGATGTTGGCTGGTTATGGCCTATCCGATGTGACCAGCATTGTTCAAGGGTCTTCCACTGGAACCGTATCGACATACTTCTATGATGCAACCGAAAGTTCTTTGATATTCTCTGTTCCTTTTGGGTATGTGTCCAATCTGTCATCCGTGGCATTGTCGTATCGTCGAACGTTCAACGTAAACGGTTCTGGTAGCACGGTTATTCTGACAGCACCCGATACATTCAGCATCAATACGACCGATTATGTGTGCCAATATAGTCATTCTGGTGGTACGGCGTGTGTTGCCCCATTGTCCGTATCTGCACCTTCATCTGGTTCCGCCACACTTACGTTGCCGCACACCCCAACCAGCATCGTTAAAATCGTTGCGGGGTTGACCAAGGCGGCAGCAACCTATCGTTCAAAGACTGCGCAAACGCAAACCGATACCATTTCGGCAAGTGGCAATCTGAAGTTGACCAAAACTGACGGCATTGCAATCGCTTCAATTTTGCTAGGTTCGGTGGATGTAACTTCGGCATATTCTTTCGATAACGGTCAACGCGATACCGTTTATGACTATTGCCAATTGGTCGCCAAGGCTGGTGCGCCTTCGTCCGGTAGCTTGGTTGTGACGTATTCTTATTTCAATCATTCTTCTGGCGACTTCTTCTGCAAGAATAGCTATTCGGTCGATTATGCCAGCATCCCTTCGTATACAACCACATCCGGCAATGAATTGTTTTTGGGGTCTGTGCTTGATTTCCGACGTTCTGTGACGGCTGGTGGTGTGGATTATGTTGCTGGCTTCGCTTCATCTTTCACGAAGAATTCTGTTGCGATTTGTGACTATTCGATCTACATGTCCCGCTATGACAAAATCATCGTGGATAAGTTTGGTAAGTTCATTGTCAAGGTCGGTGAGCCATCGGAAGCGCCTGTACCTCCTGCCGAGGTTTCCAATGGTCTGACGCTGTACACGGTACTCGTCAATCCATATACATTCAACAACACCGATGTGGTCATCAATCAAGCCAAGAATCGTCGCTACACCATGCGCGACATTGGTAAGATTGATAGCCGCCTAGAAACGGTTGAATATTACACGTCTTTGAATTTGCTTGAGAAGCAAACCATCGACCAAACCTTTGTGAACAAGTTCAACACCGGATTCTTGGTTGATAGTTTCAAGTCACAAGCCATTGCTGATAATACGTCCGCATCTTTGCAAATTGGGTTCGATTTGAATGCCGGTGAGATTCGTCCACAAACCCCATCCAAATTTGTTCCATTGGGCTTGAAGACAGCATCTGGCGCATCCGTTGTCGATAATGTGCTGATGCTGAACTATACACAAGTGCCTTATGTTTCACAGCCATTGGCTAGTGAGATTCAACGCATCCAGCCCTATATCCGCTATCAGTGGGAAGGTAACCTTGTCCTAGTTCCAAATTCCGATTCTTGGACATCCACAAAATACCTACCTGACATCATTGTTGATGGTGGCGTATTCAATGTGACCAAGAATGCTGTCGATCCTCGCAGTGGACTTGATTCTTGGGTGGACTTCTCTCGTGGTGATCTGATTATCAACACATCGGTAGCCACCACTACCGCAACTACGCAATCTGCCGATAGCTTTGTCGGCAATGCACCAATTCCATTTATTCGGTCTAGGTTGATTTCAATGACTGGTACTGGCATGAAGCCAAACACCAAGTTGAATTTCTTCTTTGATGATGTGGATGTTGCGGCATACATTCGTCCCATCGGCGGTAGCTATGGTGCATCCATTTCTACCAATGGTGTAGGGTCGTTCACTGCCGAATTCCTGATTCCAGAAACCGATTCACTGCGCTTCCGCACAGGCAACCGCACAATGAAGATTACCGATGGTGCAGCGAGTTCTGTTGGTAGCACAACGTCTTCCGCCGTGTATGCCGCCGAAGGTATCGAAATTGATCGTCAGAAATCTTTGTTGAAGACGAGAACTGTCACCACGACAAGAACCGCCGTGGGGATCAATACGCCTATGCCGGATTCATCCGACCCATTGGCAGAATCTTTTGTGGTTGATTCCGATGTAGGTGCATTCGTTTCTGGCATCGACTTGTTCTTTGGCCCAGATGCGGCCACCAACACCGCGCCAGTGACCGTGTATTTGCGCACAATGGAGAATGGCTACCCAACGACAAACACAATCGCCAAGTCAACCTTGTTGGCATCTGGTATCAGTGGGTCGTCCAATGGTTTTACCGCCACCAGATTCACATTCCCCCACCCCGTCTATCTCGAAGGCAACAAGGAATACGCATTCGTCGTCAAGACTGATTCCGAAGTGCTGACTTTGTGGACGGCAACATTGGGCGCGAAGTCATATCAATCTACAGATATTGCCGACCCCACGGGTCAATATATCACCAAGCAAACCTACTTGGGTAGTTTGTTCCGTTCACAAAATGACAAGACGTGGACTGCCGAACAAGCATCCGACATCAAGTTCACTTTGTATCGTGCCGATTTTGCAAGTTCTGGTACGGCAACATTGACAAACCAAGTTCCTATGTGGGACATTCATAGCCCATACAAGGAAGACTTGTACAACCCATTCTCATTCACTACTGGATCGAATGTGGTGGTCGTCAAGCATTACAATCACGGATTCGGAACCACCGATACCGTGACGTTTAGTGGCATGACATCCGGTACAATCGCTGGTATCCCATTCGGTGAACTTTTTGGCACATCAAAGTCTGTGACAAAGATTGATACAGATACGTACTCCGTCCAAACCACAACCAATGCAGCATCCACAATTATCTCGGGTGGTAGTGTTGGTGCAACGGCATCTGTCATTTTTGGCGAAGCTATGCTGTCTGCCAATGACATTATCCCATCGGCAACTACATTGAAATATGGGCTGTCCACTAAGGTCAAAGGTGGTGTGCAACAAGCTGCGGTGGATGTGGTCAATAAGAATGTGACCAAGTTTAACTCGGTTCGACATACCAATGTTTCTGGTGATGATTTATTGGCCGTTTCTGCAACCATTTCCACTACAAATTCGTATGTATCTCCTGTTGTTGATCTTTATGATACCGGGGTGGTCTGTATTGCTAATCGCGTTAATGGGACTGCTTCTCCATCCGTGGCAACCTACGTGCAAAAACCAATCACGTTGAAGAATGCGGCAAGCGAGTTCATCACTTACTTGGATGTAAACCGTCCAGCAGGTTCTACCCTTGATGTGTACTACCGTGTCGCACAAGACAATGTGACAAACTTGCCTTGGATTTTGGCAGCACCGGCAAATTCACAAGAATACGCCAGCAGCGATAGCGACTTCTTTGAATACAAGCTAGTCCCATCTGCACCAACGGGCGACTTCTTCGTAATCCAAATCAAGATTGAAATGAAGTCCGACAACGAAGCCAAAGTGCCCCGCGCACGAGGTCTGCGCACGATCACATTGAAGTCATGATTAAAGTGAAAGAGAACCCATCATTTTCGAGAACCGAAGGTGGTGGGATTGTAAATACTGATGACACATCATATTCGACATTCGTCCAAAAGAGGATTGCCGAAAAGGAATTGGTTACGCGAGTAGATTCTTTAGAGAAGAAACTTGACACCATTTTGGAAATTTTAGGGAAACTGAAATGACAGCAATTGCAGATACCGTATTGACCGACAAGTTCAGTAAGTTTGTCACCGACCACAACTCGGTCAAGAATCGTCTTGGCCTTAATACGAACAATGGCGAGACGAGTGAACTTGGCGCTATTGCCTTCATGGACAAAACCATAAATACATCCGTAACTATCCCCACCAATAAGGGTGCTATCGGCGTTGACACAATCATCCCCAGTGGTATCAACGTAACCGTCAACGGCACTTTCGTAGTTCTATAAGGAAATAAATCATGGCAGCAATCTATCCAAAGGCCAAAGAACAGTTCATGAAGTCTTTGCTGAATCTTACTTCGGCAACTGTCAATGCGGTTCTTCTAAAGAACACCTATACATATTCGGCAACCCACACAAGTGTTTCGGCAAGCATTGGTGCGACTTTCCAAGCAAGTTCCGCCATCGCACTGACTGGTACATCCGTAAGTACCGATGGCGTGTTTGATGCAACCGACCCAACCTTTGTGGCCGTTGCATCCGGTTCCACGGTAAATGCCGTATTGATCTATTCCGGCGACATCCCAATCGCTTATTTGGATTCTGGTGTCGGCGTTCCTTTTGCTACGTCCGGTGCTGATGTGACCATCACATTCTCGAATGGTGCTGACAAGGTATTCCGTCTCTAATCCATTCTCTACATTGTGGTTCTTTTGAATGGGGCTTTTGATGCCCCATTTTCTTTGTAAATAGAACACAATACCAAGGAACTTTTGTGGCAGTCAATCCATACTTCACCGATCATGACGTATCACCCCTAGAAGATCAATCGTTGATTGAGGACTTGGTGATTGAGTCTATCCAGATCAAGGGTAGGGATCATAAGTATTTGCCAAGAACTTTGACTAACTTTGACCGATTCTTTGGCGAAGACCAGATCGGTGCATTCGTTGGCGTAGCCACAGTGGAAATGTACTTGGAGAATGTTTCGGCATGGCAAGATGAAGGTTCTTTCCTAAGTAAGTTTGGTCTAGAGATTCGTGACAGTGCAACCTTGGTATGTTCCATCAAAAGGTTTGCCGAAGAAGTCACCTCACTGTACCCAACGGTGACTAGGCCAATGGAAGGCGATGTGATTGCCTTTCCGTCGCCAGTAGACAAACGCATGCGCATGTTTGAAATCACTTTTGTGAACCCCGAACACGTCTTCTATCAAATCGGCAAGAACTACACATACCAAATCAAGGTCAAGAACTTTGAATACACCGGCGAAGAATTCAACACCGGTGATGCTTCTTTGGATGGCTATGACACAAACAATGCCATCCTGACAGATATTACGGTGTTGGCTGGTGCTGGTGCTTATGTCATGGGGGAAACCGTTGGGCAAATTACTGGCTGGTCGGGTGAAGTGGTTTCTTTCGTCGGCAATGTTCTTTCTGTGATGAAGGTCAAGGGGGAATTCAACCACTTCGATCCAATCATCGGCAATACTTCCGGTACGTCTAGGAATGTTTCGGCAGACCCCGGCGCACACGTCGATGGTGCGTCTATCAATCCAGTATCAAATGATGCCATGCTCAATGACAATGGGGATATTGATAGCAATGCGTTGGCTGGTCTAATTAACTTCTCGGAACATAATCCGTTCTCGGAATAAGGATAAGTCATGCCATCATATTCGATGAATAGCGTTGTAAACACTTCGGCAGTATCATCCGTCACCCAATCATCTACAAGCTACCCAAGTTCGGTTGTCAATGATTCTACCTTTGGTGCGGTTGGTGTAAAGACAACATCATCGGTGACATCGGTGTCCAATACATCAAGCGTTACAGATTTCGTCGTTGTCCGGCGAGACACATACGCAATCAATTCGGTATCCAATGTATCGTCGGTCGGTGACATTCGTAGGGTGGGCGTTATTGGATTTGACAGCATCAAGAATACGTCTATCGTCAGTAGCTTTGTTGCAAAGCATGCATCCACAATTGATTTGGCATCCATATCGAATACAAGTCTTGTTGGTGGCGTACAAGCATTCGTCAAACCTATCGTAAGTTCTTCGTTTACCCCTATCACTAGGCCGGTAAAGACTATTCCAACGGCGGTGACCGGATTCAAGAAGTTCACCTTCCGCGACATCGCATTGAAAGGTGGTAGTCACCCGCTGACCGGCGATTTGTTGTCGGTGACGGATTCTGCCGCCGTTGGTCAATCCTTGAAGAACATTGTGCTGACGAACAAGACCGAACGATTCTTTGATGATATTGAATTCGGGGTAGGTATTGAAAGCTACCTGTTTGAATTGTATGGGGAAGATTTGCGCAGCCGCATCGAAGAATCCATCATTTCACAAGTTGCCGCGCATGAGCCTAGGGCAATCATTCTTGGCGTGACTTTGAATGCGAACCCTGCACAAAACCAACTTGGCATCGTCATCAAATACAAGATCAAAACAACCAATGTGACAGATACTGTCGCAATCACTTTGGAGCGCCGTTAATGGAATCCTTACCAATCGCATCACCGGACTATACGGCACTGACAGAAGACTTGCGTACTTGGCTTAAATCTAGGCCAGAACTTACCGATTACGATTTTGATGGTTCGGTGCTTTCCACATTGGTTGGGATGTTGGGATACAACACGACCATGAATGCTTTTTACTTGAACCAAGTAGCCAATGAAGCATACTTGGAAACATCAAGCAAGCGCCAAAGCGCCGTGATGAATGCACAAGACCTTGGTTACGAAGTCACAAGCAAGAAGTCTGCTGTGGCTACGGTTAGATTGACTTTGGCGGAAACCACACCTACCTCGGCAACTTTCATCACATTGCCTGCCGATTCTGCCGTGTTCACAACCAATGTTAACAACAAGTCGTTCACATTTCGTGCATTGTCCGATGTGTATATGGCTAAGAATGCTGCTGGCAAATATGTGGCCGACATCAAAATCTATGAAGGTAAGCAATTTGTCAACAATGTGACGGTGACATCCGATGTGCGGAACAATGGGTTCTTGATTGAAAATAAGGATGTGGATACATCCACTATCCAAATGAAAGTTGATGGACTGACCTACACTAAGGCCAATAACATTGTGGATGGATTGGATGGTTCTTCCAAGGTGTTTTTCTTGGCCGATAAGTTCGGTAGTACCAAGGTCTATTTTGGCGATGGTATTGTTGGGTTTGTGCCTGCAATTAGTACAACGATGGTGCTCAAGTATTTGAAGTCGTCTGGCGACCTTGCAAACGGCATTGGTGCGTTTTCTTTTGTCGGTAGCTATGCTGGCACTACCGCCGCCGTAGAAACGGTTAGTGCGGCTTCTGGTGGCGCTAACGAGGAAACCATTGACAGCATCAAGTTCAATGCGCCCAAGTGGTTTGCAAGTCAAGGTCGGTGCGTTACCGAAGACGATTACAAAGTCATTTTGACCAAGCTGTTCCCGGCCATTTCTGATATTACCGTATGGGGTGGCGAAAAGAACGACCCACCTATCTATGGCAAGGTCTTCTTGGCAATCAAACCCTATGATGGCTACTACCTGACAAATGCCGATAAGACCAATATCGTGACCGCATTGCAAAAATACAATGTCGTGACGATTTTGCCGGAAGTGGTTGACCCCGACTATGTGTTTGTGGATGTGGTTGGTTCGGTGGAATATCAACAATCACTAACCGATAACACATCGGCGGGGATTGCCGATGTAGTGAAAAGTGCCGTACAGACTTATGCACAAACCGAATTGGGTAAGTTTTCTGCCGCCATTCGATATTCACGATTTGCGAATGTGATGCTTGATGCCGATCCATCTATCCAATCGGTCAAAGCAACCATGATGCTTTCCAAGCATATTTCACCTACGGTTGGTTCCTATTCCGATATTGCCGTAGATTTCAAGAATGTCATCAAGCCTAGCACATTGGTGTCTAGCGAATTCACATTCAATTCATTTGTTGGGTGTCGCTTTGTGGATGACGGTTTGGGTAATGTTCAAGTTGCCGAGTATTCCTCGGGTACTAAGAACGTGATTAACCAATTTGCCGGAACCATTGATTATGTCACCGGCAAGGTAAATATCACAAGAACGTATCTGGTCGCCGTAGACCAGTCTTTGAAAGAATCTACTGGTGTGGTCTATATGAACTTTGAATCTATGTCGGAAGACTTGGACATCAATACCACGCAGAAAAACATTCTGGTGATCGACAAGGTAACAATCACAGCTAACAAGGTCTGATAGTGGTCACTAAAGTAAAAGTTTCGACGGTAGTAGGCAAGCAGCTTCCGGCACACTTCGCAAGTGCCGAGACTGAACTTACCTTGCTGTTGAAGAAATACTACGAGTGGATGGAATCTTCGGGGGGTGTTCTAGATTCTTCGCAAAATGCGTATGAGAATTTCTATCTTGACAGCAGCGATGCCGATTTTCTGAAATTCTTCACGAAAAGAGTTATTCCGAACATCCCCCAAGATGCTTTGATCGACAAGAAACTGATTGCCAAGTATGCAAGGCAGTTCTATCAAAGCAAGGGTTCCGAAGAATCTTTCAAGTTTTTGTTCCGCGCCATCTATGGCAAGTCGGTTGACATCTACTACCCAAAGGTGGATTTGTTCAGGACTTCATCGGCAACTTGGTTGGGGCAACATGAACTGAAAGTCTATACACCCGACCCGGCCATCGCCACCGCAATCGGTAGGAAGTTGATTGGTCAAACGTCCGGGGCATCATGCATTATTCAATCGGTAACACCATATCAAGGCCATTTTGATCTTGGTGTAGGCAACCCCATCGGCGTTTTCTTGATCGACGAACCCGTTTTCGTGGAACCTATTGATGGAGGTTCCAAGATTTATGCAAGAACTTTGGGGCAAGTCAATGTAGCTAAGGTGATTTCTGGCGGTTCTGGATATTCGGTCGGCAGTACCTTGTCATACACTGGTGGGGATGGACAAGACCTTTCGGCAATGGTTTCTGAGGTGGATTCTTTTGGCGCGATTGTCAAGGTAACTATTGCCGATGGCGGATTTGGGTATGCGACTACCGCACCCACATTCAATGGTGTTGGCGGTGCTAACATTGTGTTCTATTTGGGCGCAATGACCACCCTATCAAACTTTTTGGATGATACTGATTTCTTGTCATCATCCAAAAAATTGCAGGATGGATGCTACTTTCAAGACTATTCTTATGTCTTGAAAAGTTCCGTGAATGCATCCACGTACAAATTGGTGGTGGATGCTTTGTTACACCCTGCTGGGACGATGCAATTCAATGAACTTGTGGAAGACCCGTTGAATGCCGTTCATGCTTGGTTTGTCGGTGTTAATAGTGTCGCATCATTCTTTGAGAAGGTTTATTCATACGACTTGTCGATGGGTAATCAAGTCCCATTCATTAGCTCCTTTGGTGGTGGTGTCGAATTAACTTTGTTGACAGTTCCAACGGTGTCTAGTTTGCTTGACATTATCCAGCCATATTCCGAAATCCCAATCGCGCAATATGCCGATGTTCGGATTATGGATATTGGGCAAGATGTTGGTATGGGTGTGAAATATACAACCACATTTGTCACCATTGCTTGATGACAAAATAAATAAGCAATAACAGGATTTGATATGTCATTACTTACCGTAAACCAACTGACCAACCTAGCCAATACCGTGACGGTGGATGTGGCTAATTTGGTTGCCAAGGATGCGTCTGGGTACGCCACGGCAACTACCGCACCGAATGCCGATAGCAGCACCAAATTAGCCACTACCGCGTTTGTGCATTCTTTGGTGGATGCCGTTGGTAGCACCTTTGCTGTCAAGACGGCGGCTTATGCGGCGGTGGCGGGTGACAATATCTTGGCAAATACTTCTGGTGGCTCTTTCAACATCACATTGCCGGGTAGTCCTGCAACTGGTGCGAAAGTAACGGTTGCCGATGATGCCGGAACTTGGGCAAGTTATAACCTAACCCTTTCTAGGAACGGACAAACCATTGCCGGTAGTGCTACCGATTTGGTCATGGATGTGAATGGCGCATCGGTAGATTTGATCTATGATGGTTCCACATGGCGGGTCTATGCTCAATCTGCGCAATCCATTGCTACGGCAACTGGTGGCGGTGGCGATCAAGTTTTCTATGAAAATTCGCCCAATGTGGTTAATAGCTACTCGATTACCAGCGGCAAGAATGCAATGGCCGTAGGCCCATTGAACATCAGTTCTGGTAAGTCTATTACGGTCGGGTCTGGTCAAAAATTAGTCGTCCTTTGATGGATAAATACGACAAGGAAATTTGAACAATGACGACACTTTCTTCTATTATTTCGGCTGGTAATACCACTAACGGTTTGGTTTCTGTTAGTGCAGGTGGTACTGGTTCTGGTTCGGCTGCGGGTGCAAGGACTAATCTTGGTCTTGGAACTTCGGCAGTGTTGAATGTCGGAACTTCGGCAAATTCTGTTGTGCAATTGGACGGCAATGGTAGATTGCCTGCTGTAGATGGTAGTTTGTTGACTGGGGTTGGTGGTGGTGGAAGTATCCGTGTCAGAACTTTGACATCTGGAACGCTATACACAAAACCATCGGATGTGAAGTCATTGTATGTGTTTGTATTTGGTGCTACTGGTGCAGCCAGTAATCAAAATGCAAATGCTACGTTTAGTGGGGCTGGTGGGGCAGGATACTCAGAGGCATATTACGCTACACCTTCTGCTACATATTCATACAGCATAGGCGCTGGTGGTAGTTATGGTGTTGGTAGTGGTGCTCCAACACCGGGTGGTACTACATCGTTCGGTTCTATAACTGTATCTGGCTCTGGAGCTGGTGTAGCGAATGGTACTGGCGGCGCGGGTGGGGTTGGTTCTGGTGGAACATTCAATGCCACAGGCGGCGTTGGAGGTGCCGCAAGTGGCGGTAGCTCTGGCGGTGGTGGTGGTGGTGGTGGGGCTGGCTCCAGAGCTGGTAATGGGTATAACGGGGGTAGTGGGACTTACTATGGTGGTTACGCCAATAGTGGTGGTGGTGGTGGTGGTGGTTCAGGTTCTGCTGGTGCTGCTGGCGGTTCTTATACCGGTGGTATTGGAGGAAGTGCTGCGACATCCACATCATCGAGCGCCATCCCCCTAAACTTCTCCCCGTGGGGGCCGTCTGCGGCATCCTACGCATGGGCACCCGGTACTACTGGCGGCGGAGATGCTGACGGTAGCTATGGCGGTGGTGGTGGTCTCGGTAGCAGCGGTTCAGTGTCCCTATGGGAGAACTCCGGTCTAGCATTCCCCCCAAATCCTGGTTATATATATGCGGGGAATAATTCCAGAGGCGGAAAACCACTCGGGTACGGCGCGACTGACAATGGGTTCCCCGGCAAAATCTATCTATTCGAGGTTCTATAAAATGAAAGTCGCAATCATTGATTCACAAGGTATTGTCAGTGACGTATTCGTCGTAGATTCTCTAAGTGATATGCCAAATGCAGTTGAATGCCCAGATCACATTGGCATTGGACACAACATCAACGACCCGGCACCAGAACCGTTCATTGATCCCGTTCCGACACAACCAGTTCCGAAATGCACCCCACTGCAATTCATCGAGAAGTTCACGGATGCAGAGCAACTTGCCATTGTAACTGCGGCAATGTCTTCTCCAGCACTTCGCCTTTGGTATGACAAGTTGATGGCATCCCAAGAGGTCGTATTTTCCGACCCCCGCATGTCATCCGGCATGGAAGCCCTTGTGACATTCGGTTTGATTTCCGAAGCCCGGTCTGAGGAAATCTTGCCATTGTCTCTGCGTAGCACCGGAATGCAAGCGGTATGATTTCAGCATTACCAGCACATACCTTCACCTATGCTGGGTGTACTCACAATGTGTACCACTGCACGGTTGGGGAAGGCTTGCCAAGGCACGAGCACACCTTTCAGCATGCTACGGTGTGTCACTCTGGCAAGATTATCATCCGCAAAGAAAACTTCGAGATGTTTGCTGACAAGAGCACCACGCCCATCGTCCTGAAAGAGAACGCATGGCATGAGATTGAGGCGGTTGAGGATGGCACTGTCTTCGAGAACATTTTTGTCGCACAACCATACTAAGGAAAGTTAATGGCTTCTACACTAATCACCGCCGGAGATGCAAGCAATGGTCTGGTTCAGACTGCTGGCAATGATGGTACTCTGGTCATCCAATCCGGCCCCGCTGGTGCAAAGGTCAATGCGATTTCTATTGCGAGCAACGGTACTACCACAATCCAAAATTTAGCGAATTCTTATCAACCGTGTAAGGCTTGGGTAAACTTCGATGGATATACTGGAACTATTCGAGCCAGTTATAACATTTCCAGTGTAGTTAGAAATGCAGTTGGCGACTATACAATAACATTCACGACACCATTGGTAGATGCCAATTACGCGGTTACATTTGGTGGTCAACCAAACAGTCAATATTTGTTGGGGATGCAAATTAAGGCAGGGACTACAATGACAGCATCTTCCTTTACAATGAGTTCTGGTTCCTATA